GCGCGCCAGGATAGGTGTTCCAGGACAGATACGAATGGCCGATGCCGCGCTTAATCAATCCAGTCGGGGAATTGTTCCCGCCGATGGGCTCAAGGATAATGACCGCGTGTCCGGAGCCGGAGAAAATGGTTTCGCAGACCGGCGGGCAGACATACTCAATCCGAGGCGTCCGCAAAAACAAAGTGTCCAAAACAGTATTCATTTGGCGATTGTTTTATGTGTCGATTCCTGCTGAAATTGTGGGCGGAACTACGCCCGCAAGCTCTGCCTCCGCCTGTTTTGTGGCGATTATTTTGGCGACTCGGTCGGCTGCTCCCTGGTTGACGATACTCTCAGCAAAGCCAGTTCCGACAGCGCTGAATCCGTCCTGAATTACAAGCTCCGTTTGGTTCGAAGTGAAGTGCTGCTCCTGCACGTCCGCGAGAGCAGCGGTGACTTCCTCCCGGTCGGTTCCCTTCACTGCTGCGCCGTCGTAGCGGACCGCGTTTAGCCCGGTCTCGTCCTCGCATGCATTGGACGCGCCGGATTTGTCTTCCGGAGTAGTCAGTGCAAAAGAGCGGACATATTTAACCGTGGCCGGACCGTGCCCTACAATGAGATATTGAAAACAGTCGTCGATATTGTCAATGTCGGCGCGCTCGATGCCGCACGCGCTCAAAGAATCGTTGTCGGTTTTCTGGTTTGCGTCCTCCGTGCGGACGGTGCGAGATTGCGGCTTGAATGCAAAAATTGTGGTGTTGCTGTCCATTTCCAGGTCCCAGGACAGACTGCCCTTTTCAACTGAGATTCGCCGGGACATGACTTGCTGAAATGCGCCGCGAGTTCCACCGGCGTAAAAAACTCCTAAGTCCACGTCCTCCGCGATGCCAACCAGCGCAACGTCTACCCACTGCAAGCGGCAGGTAGAGCCCGGCAGTTTGGCCTGCACCGGCGCGGTCTGGCCGAAGTGCGCGCGCGTGGTGAACGCCCAGGTAATCGGGCAACCGTTATCGAGCCGGTCCGGCCTGAAAGATTCCCACAGTCGATTATGCCCGTCCGTATCGGCGGAGACATGAAAGGCTCGCTCTGCGTCCATGATTTCGCCGCACACCCACTCAACCGGGCGCGTCCCTGTCCAGTGACCGGCCCACGACGGACCAGAGGCATCGGTCAGCGTCGCCAGGGAGGCGTTATTCAAAACCCAGGTGTGCTTATTGAAAGTGTCCTCCGCCGGAACTGACATGACGAAAAACTGCCCGAAGGTGCCCGCCGCCACGAGACTCAAGTCCTCGCTGAGTGTAACTTTCGAGAACATCATCTCATTGTCGCGAACTGGCAACCGGGACGTGAGCTTGCCGGACGTGGCCGGGTCAAACACTGCGACGCCCGAAGGAGAAAACCAAATGACCTGCCCGTAGTGGGATTTTATCGAGCGGTTCGAGAGGCAGCCCACCTGCAAAATTTCTTCTTGAAAATTCGTGGTCGTCGGCCACTGCGAGCGGTCCTGAATGTTGGCCTGGAGGATGGAAGCATTGGCTTCAGTGAAGACCAACAACTGCGGCGATTCCACGCTGGGAGTTTTCACCATCCCGGTCACTTCGCTGGCGAAGTAGAAAGCAGATTGCCCGCCGAGATAAATTTGCTCTCGGAAGCTAAACGGGTTTGCAATGTCGCTGGCCTGAACCGAATTATTCACGGAGACCCAAAGACGATTTCCTACCCAAACCATCGGCCCACCGGCGGGAGTGTCGAAAGCGTGGTCGCGAATGTGGCCGGAGTTCGAGCCATCATACCAAGCGGGCGCGGTGAAGCCGCCGTCCTGCATAATCAAAACGGACTTGGGCGGGATGACCTTAATAGCCGAGGAGAAGTCCTCGTTTAAACGCTCTGCCGCCTGAGTGGTGAGCGCCCAAAAAATCTGCTTCGCGGTCGGAGAAAAAAGAACGTTCGTGAGCAGGTGAAACTGATTGAAGGGCCACAGGGCGACGTAGACTTGTCCGTCCACGGCGACGACCATCTGCTCCAGGCCCTCCTGCGGTTTGAAAACAGCGGCCCCCTGAAGGTTGCCGTCCGGGAGTTGGACGATGCAACGATGCCCAGGGCGGCAGGAGAGTTGCCCGCCCAGGTTAATCATGTTCAGCGCCGTCCAGCACGCGCCTATGCGGCACTGCGACGGGTCATTGGACGAGTCCACGCCCAGGAAGAACGTGCCGTCATAGTCGAGAATTCGTGAGCCTGCTTCTCCCATTACCTTATGTCGTAGTCGTATTTGTCTCGCGGGTTGCTCATGTCGATGACCTGCACCGGCATGAATAACGGCGGCTCACTCATTTGCTGCGCTTCAATTTCCAGCCGGGCAGCGTCCGCCTCGTAGGCGTGCGCGTCGGCAATCTGAAGGTCGGCGTAGTGTTTGCGCGCCTGCATTGCGAGAAGGAAAGCGACGCGGCTTTTCAGGGCAATGTGGTCGAAGCGACTGAAGAAAACTGGATTGGTCTTGCGGTAGGCGATGCGCGCCCAGTTGCAAGAGCGGTTGAGTTGAATCCGCCGATACTGCGGGTTCTGTTCGTCCGGCTCGTAAATTCCCAGGAGGGTTCCGGTGGTGCCGCTGTCGTCCGTGGTTGAGAGCCGCACGTTGCCAACAGTCCTATCTTTGAAAATTCCGGTGATGCGCGCAATCTCCGGCGCGCCCAGGTCCGGGACTGCGACGCCGTAAATCGTTGGGACCCGATAGCCGTTCATTACCTGTCCGCCCTCCGTGTGGCGCAGGACATTTCCCTTGCTATCGAACCCGTAAACTATGAAAGTCTTGCCGTTGTCTTCCGGCGTCTGGAGATACGCGACGAGTTGCGCCGGATGCACAAGGTCACGAAAAGTAAAATGGTAGCCGCCCTGGTCCATCCACTTCCACTCGCAGATTGTTTTGCAGCTTCCAGGACCGTTCAAATGGAACTCGAAAAGCTGAGCCATGCCAAGCACGGGCTGCCCGCCGATGTTCACGCCGATAACCATTTCCACTTCCCGAGGAAGCGTGATGCAGCGCCGCCCGCAGCCGGAGGGATTGTTGCAAATGCTGCCGATTTTGTCGCACCCGCTGCAACCGGCGGAGCAAATGTCGATGAAGCCTTTCCAGCCTTCCAGGTCGGCCTTATTCGAAATCAGGGTGACCGCGTCGCCGCACCAGCGGAAAAGTTTGGTGTCGTCGCAGACACCAATGATTTTTTTGGCCTCGTCGTAAATGTCATCAACGCGAAACATTAATCGTTCTCCTTGTCGTCCTCGTCGTCTTCCGCCATGTGCTCAGCAGCGAGCCGGTCAAGTGCGTCGCCCGCCTCATTGTAGCTCTTTGCGGGGGGCTCGATTTCCGGCTCCGCAGAAATTATCCGCTTGAGTTGCACGTCGCACGCGTAGTGCTCACCGGCGGCTGTGGTGGTCTCCACCACCCGCGTAACGCGGTAGTGAACGAGCATAGTGCCGTGCGCCGGGATTTTCAACTCTTCGTCGCCCTCATAATGGAACGTCGGAAAAGAAGTTTCTGCTTCGTCACGCATTCCGATAGGGGTTGCCGGTCCAGTAGGTTCACCCATTGCTAAGCTCTGGTCAATTTTCATCATAAGAATAGTCTCTGTTTCCTGCTAGTTTGTCACGTTCGGGTCAGGTAGATTTTTGACCACGAGAACGTATTCCGGTGCGCCTGCCGTCTTCACACCCCCGCGCGGAGCTTTGCACCGGCTAGAATAAACGCGCTCTTTGTCCCTCAGCACGGGGATAGCGCACGACTTGTTTCCTTTGTGGCAGCCCATAAATTACTGGATTCGAAAATAGCTGAGCGTAGTGCCCTGCCACATGATGGACGCCCGGCTTGCGACGCTGCACTCGCCGTAGAGAGTGATGGTCTGGTTGGGATTCAAGGTTTCGACAATGGCGTTGAGCACAATTTGCCGATACTGCCCGGCCTGTGTTTCCCAGCCCGAGATAGTCTGCTGGCTGCCCACCACGTCCGCCGCAGTGTTGTCATTGCGGAGCTTCAGAGAGCAGAAGTCCCCGAGGGTCATCGTCGCGGCGTCCCCGAGAATCATCGCGGTAACCGAGACGAAATATTTGCCTGCGTCCGTCGCGATGAACTGCGGACTGGATGTAACGAAATCCACTGCCTGAAACGGATTAGGAAGCGGAAAGTTAGTCCCCGCCGTGGCAGTGTAAACGCCGTTGTTCGTGGTAAGCGGGGTGCCAGGGTCGCCCTTGTCTCCCTTCGGGCCTACCACAGTGTCGCCCTTGTGCCCCTGCGGGCCAGGGACGCCGGACTCGATGACCAGCTTGCCCGCCGCAATCGTTGCTGGCGCTGAGGACAAAGCCTGAACCAGCGTCAAGAAAAGCGTGCCCGAGCCGTCTGCGCTGTTGACCACATACCATCCGGAAGTGTCGATAAACAGAAACGTGCCGGTCAGGTTCACTGCCGGGTTGTTCGCCGTGAATACCGCGACGGTCGGCGCGGAGGGCGTCGGTTGCGTGAACGAAGAGAGCGTAACCGTGTAGGCGTTGTTACCGTTCTTGCCCGTGTCGCCTTTGTTGCCTTTGTCGCCCTTCAGGCCAACGATGCCATCCATGAACAGGCGGAGGAAATAGCAGGCCAGACCTTCGTCGATTCCGCGCGGATTCGCCGGGAGACCTACGTCGAGACTGCACGGCAGAGACCAGACAACCTTGCCGTCTACTTCGGTCTTGATGACTTCACCGAAAAACTGCGTGGTGAAATTCGAGATTTGGCTCGGGAGTGATTCACACTTGGCCGAGTTGTGAGGGCCGCGCCCGCAGGGATTCTCGCAACCGAGATTTTCCCGGCTGCACCCGTCGAGGAAATTTTCCTTGCGGTCGCCGTCATTGTCCCCGCAGTTCGAGCATTTGTGTGTATCACTCATTTGTCGTAAAGTTCGTTTGTGCTAAGTGTATATTACTTAGCGATTGTTTTGACCACCACCTGAACGTCTTTGTCCTGCGCCTTGTTCTGCGCGGCCCCGAAGGCGTCAGTCACCTTCGCGGCTACCACCGGGTCAAGCTCTTTGCCCACCCAGGTCAAAAATTCTTTGCTGCCCGTAACTACCTGATTCAATCCCTTACCGGCTAGATTTCCGGCGATGTTCATCGCGCCTACGCCCACGGCTGCCCCTGGGTTCGCTGCGGACGCTACGGTCAGCGCAGTCTTCGCAAGATGCCAGCCCACGAAAATAATCAGCACGAAGCCGCCCGCGTAAACAAAATACGGAACAGAAATCGCTCCGGTGCCCTCGATTTTCTTGCCCGCGTTCTCGTTATTTTCCACTGTAAAAGAGTCCATCTTTTTCTCCAGTTTGGCAATCTGCCCCCGAAGGTCCGCAATGAGTGCATCGGTCTGGATATTCGCTGTCGGTTTTGCCGGAGCGCCTACCGATTCCGCCACGACCGCAGTGAGTTTTTCAGTCTCCACAGCAGGGGCAAGAATATTAGTGCTAGACCCCTCAGCCAGAGCGGCGTGTAAAGTATCAGAGGCTTTTTCATTTGCTTTCTGCGCGGCTTCGCGTTGCAATTCTTTTTGCTTCTGCGTCGGCGCGGGAACTTGGTGAACTTTGTCCTGAAAGAATTCAACTTTCTTCGGGATTAAACTACAGCCTGCGAGGAGCAGACAACTAAGTGCGATTAGAATTGTCTTTTTCATAATTTTATACTGCACAACCTATTACCCCTTCCAAAGTTTGCACCGCAGTCCCCAGGGTTTGACTGTCAGCGGCAGAAAGTCCCGTGGTGAAAGAAATCATGCCGTAGACTCTGTCAAAGTCTGGTGCAACGAGTGACCCGCCAAAGTTGAAATTGAATACGGGAAAATAAAAATTAGTTCTGCCGTCCGTGATAGTGTTAGTGCTGCTGTCCAGGGAAGTCAGCGTCGGCTGCCCTGAGTTAAGGTAATACGCATCCGCGCGAGACGCGCTGGTCCTTTCAATCGACAAATATCCGTTTTGCTGGTTACCCCCTGTGCGGGGTGTCTCCCCGAGAGCCCAGCGGAACTTGCTTCCTGCACCTGTATCAGAAGGTTCCAAGAAATGCGTCGTGTTAGCCGTGCCTGACCCATCGGAGCACCCTAAAGCATAGGAGCCCTGGGGCGTTGCTGCTTGTGACCAATAAATCTCAATCCCAATGTGCCCAAAGGCGAACATGTTTGTTGTGACACCGGTATTGATTGAACTGTTTACCGGGACGCCGTTGTTCGCGTATCCACAGCCAGAAAGCAGTTGAATGGGCCAGCCCTGCTCAAACCATCTGCCCGAGCCGCCTGAGCCGTTTCCTACAGCCGCGATGTATGGAGTCAGTCCAGAGATTTTATCGTATCCCACAAAAAAGCACATGGCTTGAATTTGAGTGGATATGCCCGCTAGGGTTATAGTGTTTTCGAAGGCGTGAAACGCCGCAATGTATGGGGCGGTAGGACCTACGCCGCCGTTCGCTATGCAGCGCGCAATCCAGCTATCGGTAATCGGAAAAGTGGTCAGCGCCGATACCCTGCGCTTCTTTGTGAGACGATGATTTACTACCGGATTAGGCATTGTGAATTTTGTCCTGGAAAAACTCAACGGGTTTCGGTATCAGACTTGTGCAACCGGCTGCGCTTATCGCGACGACGGCGGCGAGAAGTAGCGCCTTTAAGTTCTTTATTTTCATATTTGCCTTTGACTATGTGGTAGATGGTGTAGAGCCCCGCTATTAGCTGAACGAGGATAAGCAGGGTTGACATGATAGGGGTGATTTTCGTGATAACATCGTGAATTCCTTGCAGTGTTATGTTCACCCCCGCGAGAGTGATTAGACGGTCATTAAATTGCGGAGTGCTCATAAAATTATCTGAATCCTCCGCCGAAAGCGGTTCGGAGAGTTTGGACTCGATTGTAAAGCGCTTGGCCTTGGGCCGAAGTCATCCCGTGCGCCACGCAGGCAAAAGACATTCTCGCATCAGTGGACCCAAGTGACGGGTCAATTCTGTAACAGAGAACTTCTGCGCCGTTAGAAATAGTAGAGCCGTCGCCCGAGCCAGTGGCTATCGAGGCCCATGCGGTGCCTGAGTTGGCGAAGTAACCTGCGGTAGCGTTTGCCGCAGTGCGCGAGCCCATATAAAATCCATTACCGGACGCTGCCGCCGTGACTCTGCCCGTGCCGTTATTGTAACAGTCGTAAAAGAAATGAAACCCCCCTGAATTGTAGTCGGCAATAAGAAGCCAGTCAGTGCTACCAGTGCCGCCGTAGCCCATGTCTCCCTTAGCAGCAGCAGTATTTTTGTCATAAACATAAAATGCCAAGGCTCCCTCTGTCGAGCTTAACCCCGCAGTGACCGGAAGAACACCAGTTCCCAAATATTTCGTCGAGCCATCCCCCTTCAAACCGTTGACTGACAAGTCCGCCAATACAAAACTGTGATTCGCCCAAAGGGTGTTACCAGAATTTACGATGCACGGAGTGATTGCCGCTATCAGAGAATCCGGAGCAAACGCGTTGGCGTTGATTACCAGAGAATCTATCCCGTCGATAGAGAGACCAACGACAAAATCATTTACCGCAGTGATGCTACCACCTGATGGAGCGGCCCCGCCGTTAGTCTGCACCCGCGCAGACCAAGCAGCCCCCGCATTTACCCCAGTAGGAACGCACGCAGAAGAGTTTGTAATCTGGCCAAGACTATCAGTCACTCGTATAACGAAACTGTGCCCGTCATAGGTTGCTGCTACGTAGTTCGCTATGGTTAGCGTCGTCGTCGTAACTCCGGAAATATCGCCGCCGTTCGAGAGTGGAGAGCCGTCTTCAAGCCATTGATACGTCAATGGATTGTTACCGTTCGAAGTAACACTAGCAGAAAAATTTGCATTTCCGCCAAGAGGAGGGCTCAGGGTAGCCGCTAACGAAATGATTGGGTGTGGCCAGTCGTCAACATACCCACCAGCAGTCCACATTGTGCCGCCGTTTAACCCGTTCAAAAGGGCCGAGACGGTGTAAGACTCCATGTCGTCGTAAGGAGCTAAAACCGTAACGTCCACATACGCCCCGCCGAAAAGAATATTTCCGTCGTTCCCGTTCAGACCGTCAGCGGGAGCAGACACCGTATACCCGTCCATCATGTCGAGCAGATAAAAAACTAAGGTAGTGTCAGCGTAAGGCCCGTCCCAGTTCCAACCGTAGTGTAGCCCATTCGCGGCAATTCCCACCTTATAAAATTCCATGTTGTCATAAGGTGGCCCGCCTAGTGGGTTGGGTCCCAGGTTAATTTTGGGAGCGCCGCTTCTTCGGTTGATGTTAGGGTTAGGCATGCTATGCAATTTTTGCTACTGCTAAATCGCAAATGTGACACGGGGCCTGCACATTATTCCACGACACGTTGATACAGTCCAAGGTTCCGCCGGACTCACTGAACGCCATAGAGACCGCTCCAGGGAAATTGTGATTGGTGAATTGCGGGTTCACCGCCGTATACCAATTTATGAAATCAGAAGACAGAACATCTGGTGCCGCCGTTGGCTGATTAGGGTAAAAAACACGAACCGTATAATTGGGGCTACCTTTCCCAATGTCCACAAAGAGCATCCGCCGGGTAGCTGTGGTGAAGTCCGCCGGGAGATACGTAACGTCCCCATTGCCTACGATAGGACCTATTGTGTAAACACCGGCGACTCCCTTTGCGCTGAAGGCAAAATTTGAATTCCCGTGATAGTAGCCAGTCATATTCCCCCCACTAGCTGCGGCATAGTTCCAGGTCCCTCCTACGTATGAATGGTAATACCCGATGGCATTCGTAGGGGAGGCTGACCCGAAGGGGTTTGTAGTCCCCGAGCATAATCCAACAAACCACTTCGGCGTATTAGTTAAATTTGCCCCGATGTTCCCGAATACAAATCTCACGGCTACCCGGAGAGTCTGCCAGTTTGTCCCGAACCCGTGCGGGCGCGCGAAGTAACTGGCGTTAGCTACCGATATTCGCTGGTCCGGCACTCCTCCGATTGTTTGGGTCACTATAGTAGACATACTAGGAAAGTTTTACGACAGCCAAGTCGCAAATGTGAACCCTGACAAACTTGTTCCAAGAAATGTTCACGCAATCCAGCACCCCATTAGACTCACTGAATGCTAGGGCTCCTTCCCCTGAAGCGCCTAGAGAGTGATTTGTAAATGCTGGCGTTGGAGCGACTACCTGATTCAAAAAATCAGTCGTGGTAACGTCCGGCGCTGCGGTCTGAGAGTTGCAAGAGAACGCGCGCAGCGAAAAATTTGGGGTCCCCCGAGCTATGTCCACAAAAAACATTCTGCGTGTGGCTGCGGTCGGGTCTGCTGACCAGTATGTGACTCCGCCGTTCTGTATGATTCCCCCTAGAGTTTGCACCCCAGCGACATGCTTTATCGAGAAGCAATAAACGGAATTTCCGCTCCCATAAGCCGTCATGTTCCCCCCTCCCGCCAGCCCGAATCCCCAGTTTCCATTTGTGGCGGGTTGCGGATAGTGCGTGTAGCCGTAAGCGTTCGTGCAGTTCACGGTGCCAAAAGGATTTGTAGTCCCTGAGCAAAGGCCGATAAACAGGATTGGGTATCCTGTTAAAATGGAAGCATTCCCAGGAGTCGGCTCAAGCTGAAGCCTAAGCCCTATCCGTAGAACATTCCAACTGACGCCGAGCCCGTGAGGGCGGGCTAGGGAGTCATTGGATAGCGCTATGCGCCGGTCCTCGACTCCGCCGATTGTCTCCGTAACGATTGTAGCTGACATGCATTAGTCCTGCAAGATGCCGAAGGTGACTTGAACGTCAGTGGTCGCTGCGAAGGTCGGTGTGCCTGAAGTAACCACGGCAGCCCACAGAGTGGTGCCGGACGCTTTGAGCGCGATGCCCAGGCTAGTCTCGTGCGCTATCGCTTTACTGTTCACGGTGACGTAATCAGACCCGGCCACGGAAACATGGGCGATGACTTTAAGGTCGTCGGTCGAGAAAACGAATGCGGTCTTGTCCGCGAGAGTTGCAGCCGTTGGGTCCGCGTCGAAAATGAAAATGTCCAGAGCGGCCTTTTGATTGGCCCGGTCCAGAACGATGATGGACTCTAAAATGCCAGTGCCTACCGAAGTAAGCGCGCCGGTTAGAGTGCGTTTGCCGCCCACTGCGTTTCCGCCCGAATAGGCAGAGCTTGCGGTGACTGCGGACGTGTCTTTGATTACGGTCGTTTTGCCGCCTACGTTACCACTAACGGGCTGTGTGACCGAAGAGCCATCCACCTTCAGACTTGAAGCTGTGGATTGGACTACGGTGACCGGGTTAGTGATACTACCAACGGTAACCGCGCCCGCGATGCTGGTGATTGATGCTGAAATTCCCGCGCCAAGAGTAGCGAGGATTTTCCGGAGGATATTGTATTGGTTGTCCCCCGTCTTGAAAGTATTGTCTGCCATAAAGCTAACGTGAAAAAATTGATTGTTGATAAAAGGGGCGGCAGTGTTGGCTGCCGCCCCTCAGTGTTCCCCTACCCCTAATGAGCGGTTACAGAGTCGGAACGCCCGGCCCGATGACCGGCGACTCATTGTCTCCGCAAACCCCAATGTCTACGAAGCTGTCAGCCCCGCTGAAGTTGCTGGAGCTAGGATTGGCGCAAGCCACGAGACCCAGGTCCGCAGTGCAGCGGCTATACAGAATCGGCACGATGTGCTGCGGGCGCAGAGGCCGGTAAGCACGGGTAATCTGGTATTTGTGCCAGCCGAAATCGCCCCACTGATTGCACTGATTGTCAATCTGGTAGTGCCATTCCAACTCGCCCATGTGAAGCTGCGGAGCGAACTTGAACGAGCCTTCGCCGACATACTTCTCGGGAACGAGCCGTTCAAAGCTGCCGTCAGCAATGAGGATGCCCACTTCATAGGCTGCATTCAGCCAAGCGGGATTGGGTTTCGCGAACGCCACGCCACGCGCCGGATTAGCGACGATGGTCACAGGGTCAACGAGGGCCAGGGTGCCGTCAGCATTGAAGCCGGTAGCACGGAGAGGCCGCTGGTCAACGCCGAAGGCGATGCCACGGTAAGCGGGCGACTGCTCGAACGAATAAGCGGTCAGAGTGGTTTCACCCATCTTGTAGCCGCCGGTGGTCAGAGCAACCATCACGTTCTGGACGCCAACTTCCGAGCGGAAATATTCCACTTGGTCGGAGCCGCCGATGAAACGGAAATGCGGCATGCCCTGGTCTTGGGAATACCATTCCGCGAAAAGCACTTCGCGCATATACCGGGCGATGAAGTGCAGAGCCTTGAAGGTCATGGGACCGGTAGGCAACAGGGGCGCGAATTTGACGCCCAGGTCGGTCTCAAGTCCGCCGGTGAACAGCGAATTGAAATCGTAATTGGCGTTAGCCGTGAATTTGCTGGCGGACCGCAAATACAACTGCGCGCGAATGTCGGCGTTGATGTATTGGACCACGAGCTTTTTCAAGCTGTCTTCGGCCATGACGTAGCTGCCTTTGAAAGCGGCGTAGCCTTTCTTGACGCAGATATTCGGACCACGGCCACGGAACGATTCCAGGCGGAGGGTGAATTCCACGGTGTCGGTCAAGTCCTGGTGACCAGTCTGCCCGCAAATGTCGGTGTCGCAAACGAAGGTCGGGATGGCGAGAGAATCGCCAGGAGCCGCCTGCATCTGAACCACGGAACGAATCGCGTCAGACGTGCCAGAGGGGAATACTCCGCCCTGGATGACGTTCATATAAGGAGCATTCGCGGCCAGCGCTTTCGCAATGGTGCCAACGATGCGGTTTGTGTCCTTCGAGGCAATGTCAGACAGTGCTGAAGGGTCGTCGCAGAAAAAAGCCATACTAAAAGTTTCCTAACAAGAAGCTGATTTATCCCCGCTTCATCGGGCGTCTCAATATGACTGGAGACTCAGTTTCGATTCTTGGCCATTGAACCGTTGTTAGGCCGTTCCCCCCGCCGCCGATTGGGAGACCGTTTTTAGGCGTCAGAAAGTAGTCTCGGTTCCAGAGGAAATTGTCAAGCTCAAGAAATGCCGTGCGCTTGCTTGTATGCGAGCCGGGCGCGCGCGATAGCCATAAGGGGCGGCAGCGTCTTCACCGAGTGGACGAAAATTTTCCCTTCCGTGCGCACAAGGTTCTCCATCGTTGCGAGCCCGCCGGGAAGCTCGGGACAAGTGGCGCAGGACGCGCCGTCCGGAAAGCCTTTGTATGCGAGCCCCGCTTTCACGGTCCAGACCATCATCGCCCAATCGAGAAAAGGAGTCCGCACGTCCGCGCGCACTGAGTCCGCCACGGCGACAATTTTCTCAATCGCGGTTCGGTGCATGAAATACGGCGGCTGGAAAGCGAGTTGCGGCCAGGGGTAGACGGGCTCAACGTCCGGGAAACAGGTCCGCATATTTTTCAGGCGCTCCGAGATTGGGTGAAGCCCGGCGTCGTTTACGATATTTGACCAGACAATATTTGGGTCCTTATAAAGGTAGTCCGGGATTTTCGGCGAGAGGCACACGGAGTCCGAATCGTTCATCAGAAACCACTGCTGCGGATAGTGCCGAAGGATGAGCGCCATCTGGAGCTTTTGACGGTCGAGCGAATCCTGGCCGATGTATGCGCGCTTCCCTGCGGAGCGAAAACTGACTTCCCGGCGCGTTGAGACCTGGAGCGCCCCTATGGGAGAGTCCACCGGCGACAATACTGCAACCGGGCATCGGTGGTGCAGCATATACGGCAGCAGCATTTTAATTTGGGGCGCGTCTCCGCCGTAGCCGTGCGCGGTTACAAGAGTGTTTTCGTTCATATCAAAATGGTCTCAAGCGTTCGATGTGCTCCCACTTCGGCCAGTTCCCCGCCGCGTGCATTTCGTAGCCGTAGTGGACGAGCGGAGCGGTTTCCCACCCCGGCTGCGAAAAAATGACGCACGAATTTTTCTTGGTCTTCATCCATTGCGGCCTGGGTCTCTTGCCTTCGCAGCATTGGACCAGATAAGACAAATCGGAGCAATGATGCTGCGGGGGCCGCGCGTTGGGATTCCAATCGCGCGCTTCCGGGACCCACTCGAAATAAAGTTGGCAAAGCTCCTCATACAGCGACGCCGGAGCGAGGCAGCAGCCGGTGTTTGTCGTCACGTTCCCGCAGAAAAAAGTCATGGCGCTCGGGTCCACTTCCACCGGCGGAAAATCATACGCGATTACGTCGTAGTCGGTCAGCAGCCCGCCGCCTGCGGCTGCCATCGCCACATACCGCATGAAACACGCGCCGTCATACTGGTGCCCATACTCGGTCGGCAGCGAGTAGAATTTTTCTTTGAACTCCGCGTATCGAGGGTGCCGGGCTGCCCAGCTTTCGTCCATCACAATAGGGGTCCATCCCTGCTTTGCCCACGCGCGCGCCCACACGTCGATAAGCTTGCGCTGCGCCTCGTCGCCCCACAGGCCAATAGGGCTATCCAACTCGACATAATACGTGTAGACGTTCATAACACCGGAAGGTCCATGAAAAGCTTGCCTAACTTTATTAAGTCCCCGGACTTGTCGCCGTGAACCCAAATTAAATCCTCCTCGCGCATTTTTGTGAACTGCTCCTCCGAGAATGACGCCGAATTGTAATAGCTTCGCATTCCTGGAATGTTTGCCCACCCTCGTTTTTCGAATTCCCCGGCGAGCATATAGTCCCACCCGCCCCAAATCGGGATTTCGCCGATTCTCCGGGTCACCCAATTCAAGAATTTTTTCTCGCAGGATATTAGGCAGTTGCCGTTGATGTGCAAATGGACTTCCGGACTCGAAACCATAGGCCCGGCCTGCACCACTGGCCCCTTTGCATTGGCCTCGTCCCATGCCTGCGAGAGGCGAGCAATCCAGTCGCGACATATTGGCCCGCCATCCGCCTCAAAGGTGAAAACTGCCTTGTAATTAGGGACCCGGCGGGCTTCTATCATCGTGCAGGTCCAATCCATTGTCGAGCGCCAAAGGTCGTTGCACCCGTTGGGCCATCCGGTGCCCTTTCGGCGGCTCCGGTAGGCGTAAAGGTTGAATTTTCGAGACAGGGTGTCTAACACCTTGCGGTCCTCGTCAGAAGCCACGGTGTCGAAGCGCTGAACGAGCAAAAAATCAGCAATTTCACAGTGCTTCGGCTCCAGGCTCGCCAAATAGTGAGCGAGCTTGATTGCGGCGTCCTTGTCGCCCTGCCAGAACTGAAGTGCGAGGAGAATTTTGTTCATTAATAGATGGCATTTCCAACGTGACCGCACCGCAGA